CAGTCCATGACCAACACCCCTACCCAGGATGTGGAGGCCACTTTGAAACAAATTAGAGAGCTGTCCGCTGCCGGGTGCGAGATCGTCCGGGTAGCGGTGCCCGATATGGAGGCCGCCCGGGCGGTGGGGAAAATCAAGGAGGAAACACTTCAGAATGTGCTTGACTTTCGTTTGCTCGAATTTCCCTGCGGCGCTGTTCCATAACTGCTGGGAAGCGCGGAGGTCGATCTGGTGATTGCGCGGTTCCAGCAGCTTGATTGCGTCCGTCGTCACCGAACGGAAATTCAGCGTCAGGGTCATTGCTTCGATGTGTCCCACGAACGCACCGTTGAACGTGCCGGAAATTCCCGCGCCTTTGACTTCCTCCGTGATGGAGGAAATTTCCGGCAACGACACTTCCGCCATTCCGTAAAACTCCGTCGCGTCCTCATACACGGCAAAATTGGTTACGCCGTTTTCAACTTTCACGTTTTGTCCCTCCTTACGCCGTCAACGCCGCGGAAACGTACTCCACGTCATACTCCAGCACAAACTCGCATTCTCTCATGGGGCTGGGCGGGGTCAAAAACACATGGAACGTCGCCTTGCCTGCCATAAGGGAAGTCACGGGGTTGTCCTCTTCCCTGAATTCAACCCGCCCGCCCAGCAACTTCTCTTCCGCGGTAAGGCCGTTCAGCCAAATATTCACGGAATCAACAATGCTGTCGATCAGCCGCCGGGTCATTTTCTTGTCAACCTTGCTCCAATAGGTCAAGATCAGGTAATTTGCAACCCAGCCGAACATACGGGAAACGCAAATGAAATAATTCTTTACGTCTGTGTCAGCCGGGAAACAGGCCGTTTCGTCGCCCCAAAGGACATAACCGCCGATGAAGTTCAGCGCGGTAATAATGCCGTTGCTGTTCAGGTAGTTAGCTTGCTGGAGGTCCAGCAGAACAACCGTACCGTCGGCAAGAACCGCGCTGTCGATCTGCAAAAGCTTGTTCGACGGGCTTTCCGCCGGGCAACCGCCGTTGTCCGAATCGGTCAACCCCATTCGGCCCGCCGCCTGCACGGAAGCATGAAAAATCCGCTCCCCAAGCTTGAAGAGCGGCCAGCAAATAAGCTGATATTTGGAATTGATGTTCTTTTTCTTCTTCCATGCGGGCGCGTCGGCGTAATGCCGAACGTCGTTCGTGTCAATGTCGCAAAGGGCTTTCCCCTCGAAAACGCCGTTGATAGACTGTACTTTTGCCGACATGATCGCGGCAACCTCTGAATCGTGGGACCAGCCGGGGGCAAGCACCAAATCGGCGACAATGCCGTATTTCGGAAAGACGGAATCCAGCAGTTCAAGCCCGGAATTCGTCTTTGTGTTCGGGTCAAATCCGCCGATGATCTCTTTCTTTGTCACGGCGGCGGGGTCCACCGCGTCAAAGGAAATCGTAAGTTCGCCCGCGCTTTCAGGAATCGCGCCGCCCTCCAGCACTTCGACGATCAGATTTTCCCCGTCGTAAAGGGTGTCATAATCGGTCCCGGCAACGTAGTTCGCGGGCGCGTCGTCCTCCGCCGCGGTGTTCTTCACCGTTACGCTGTCTTGCAATGCTTCCAGCGGAAGATAAACCTTGCCGTCCGTGACGGGATAGTTCTGTTCCGCAACGGGTTTCTTGTGCTTTTCCGGGTCAAGCACGTTCACCAGCACCACGGGGGCAACGCCGTAAAGCTGGAATTGCGAATAGATCATTTCGCAAAGCGGGTATTTTTCCCAATCGTCGCTAAACCCAAAAGCGGAAACGGCTTCCGCGTAGGTGTAGCACATGACAGGTTCGTTCACCGTCCCGCCGACGGTATGTACCGGCGCGGCTCCGACAACGAAAGGAACGCCGGAATCCGCTTCAACAGGGGTCGAAACGGACGTGTCAACCTGTCGTGTCGATACGCCGTGATAATAGTTCGCCACCGCTTATCCCTCCTTACTGTTCTTCTTCATTTTCATTGCCGAAACAATGTCGGTGTAATACTTGTGCGCGATATTGCCGGGGGTCTTGACCTTGACGGAAAATGCCGCCAGCCGGTTTGTCGGCACAATCAGCCGGGGAATTTGCGGGTACTGCTCCACCGCGTCCGCCAAATACGCCAGCACGTCCGAAAGCGTCCCGCGGAACACGGCGTTTTCTTTCAGCCGCCCGCGGGGAATGGACGGGCCGACATAAACGAACGTGTCGTAGCCCTCCGCGTCCTCTGCGGGCTGTTCTGCGGGCTTTTCGCCGGGGGTGGTGCTGTTATCCTCCCCGCCCTCTTCCCCTCTTCCTGCGCCCTCTGTGGCTTCCTCTGCGGTCGTTCCGCCGCCGCCGTCGGCCCCGCTCCCGGCGGGGTCCTCTCCGCCCTCTGTGGCGCTCTCTGCGCCGTTCTCGCCGCCGGTGGTATCGTTACCCCCGCCGCCGTCCGCGGCGCTTCCTGCGGGCGCTGTGGGCTGTCCTGCGGGGGTCTGCGCGTTATAGGCGTTCAGCGCGTCAATGATCGCCGCTTTCGTCATGCTGTCGTCGGCGGGAATCCCGTTTTCGGTGGCAATCTCCAGCAACTCCGCTTTCGTCATGCCGGTTTTGAATTCTACCATCTTTGTTCAACCTCACTTTCAACTGTTGGTGTTCTGTTTTCCAGATACGGCCCCGGAATCCCGCATTCTGTGTTGATCGTCGGCAACGTCCATTCCGACATGATTTCCCCCAAATAGTACGGGGCCGTATTATCCGGGTAGATAATCATTTCAAGGGGCATTTTCAGCAAATAGCGGTTCTGAATGCTCCCGTCGCGTAGAAATGCCAGCCGAATCCGGGTAAGCAGATTCAAAAGGCACAAGGACCCCTCCGCTTTGTCCTCCGAATAGGTCGCGGCGACAATGCGAATCTTGCAACTGCTTTCCGGGTACTCTCCCGGCTCCTGTTCGTCCTTGCTGGTCAAAAACTGCAAAAGGACGTAGGGAATCCGCTCAACTTCCGCTTTTTTCGTCGGAATCGCCATTTTATGAACCTCCGCCGGGCGTTCGTTGTTCTTCCCGCTCTTTCGGTCCACCCGGACGGGCAAAAGCAAATCCCTTGTTTCGTTCTCGATGTAGGCTTTCAGCGCGTCCAAAAGTTCCAAAGGTGTCATTGTTTACCCTCCGTAGCCGTTCAGAATGCGGGTTATTTCGTGTTCAATGCGCTTGTTTACGGTTTCCTGTGCCTTTTCCGAAACCTGTTCCAGCACTTCCTCATTCCCCGCCATTTGCGCGGTTGACTGTGCCATGAATTCAGATACCGGGAAAGAACGGCTTGTGTCGCGCTCAAACATTCCGGTGTGTCCGCTCTTCATGCGGGCAATAAAAGCGTGTGCGAACGGGGTTTGTCCGTTTCCGCGCATAACCGCCGCTTTCACTTCCGCCCGCTGAATCGGCAACGTGGGCGAAACATTAAAGCGGTACAGCGGCAATTTGTAGCCCGCAAAAGTTACGGTCCCGCAAACGCCGCTGTCCGCTTTCTGAACCTGTGTGCGAATGTTCGCCCCGGCCCGGACGTTCTGCGCGGAAATGGCATAAACGCCGGTGATCTGCCGGACGGTTTCGGTTTTAACCGCGCTGTTCACCCGGCGGACAGCGCTTGAAAAAGCCTTTTGCGCGCCGCCCGGTATGCCGGAAAGAATCAGGTTCACCCGCTCGATCTGATCGTTTGTAATCTGAATCATTCGGTCAACATCTCCAAATAAAGCACGATTTCCCCGGCTTCCGGGTGAACCTTTCTGATCTCGTAAAGGTCGCCGTCGATCTCCACGTTCAACCCGCGTTTCGGAATCTGGTTCAGGACAGAAAGGGGAACATACATGACAAGATCAACAAGGGTCAGGCCGTCCACATGATCGGTGGACCGCCTCGACCGGTCTTGCGCGCCGCCATCGTCGATGATGACCGGCCCTTTGTAACGGGTCCCGTCAATCCAGAATTCCAGTTCGTCCGCGTGTTCTGCGGTGTTGTGGAATACTGCCAGCAAATCCCGCTCGGCCTGTGCTTTGAAATTCCGCATTACAGGACGTGGGCGACAAACCAACTGTTGACCTCATGGGGAACGGGAAGTGGTTTGCTGTTGATCTGCAAAAAGCGGCGGTCCGGGCGGCGCTCCACCCATGACTGCGGGACCATATCGCCCTCTACTGTGATAAACTTTTTCCCCTCTTCGGGAATCAAAGTGATTCCGCCGTAATACTCGGAGTAGTCCGCCCGCGTGGACAAAAGCGCCAGCGCTCCGTCAGGAACAAGCGGGTATTCGTCCGGGGCTTCGGGATTGGTCCAGTCGTCAAGATACCATTCGTTGTATTCGTAAATATCCAGCGCCAATTTCCGAATAGTTCCGATGTAGGTGGACCCGTCGGGCAGTTCCCGCGGCTTGATTGCCGCAAGGTCGTAACCATCCACGTCCAGAAGTTCCTTGACCTCCGGGTGGTTGATAAAGGCCGCGGAAACGTCGCTTGCCATGATACAAATATTACAGTTCACGAAC